ATTTGACGGTGCTTCCATTCCAAAGTTTTTACACACATGGTTATCACCTACAGGTGTGTTACTTATGGGTGGACTGGTGCATGACTATGCATATAAATATGAAACACTACTACGAAAATATAAAAAAGAAACTATGGGCGTATTAACACAAAAACGTGCTGATGAAATCTTTAGAGATATAAACATCGAACAAAATGGTTTTCATTTTTTAAATAACCTGGCATACTGGGCTTTACGTATTGGTGGGTTTATGGCGTGGAATGGCCATCGTAAACGCAACTGTAAAATAGATGGTCTTAATGAATTTAATGAAAGTAAATTATTGGAGGAAGAAAAATGAGTTGTATGAAACAACAATTAATTAAAGCGGCACGTATGCACGCAGAAGGTGAACTGGAACGTGCTAAAACTAATATTATGGTTTACATGAAACAAAGTGTAGGTATTGGCGAACACAGTGATATTGTCGAGGCTATACAAGAAGAGTTAGACAAAATGGCTGCAGCCACAGATCGAATCGACATGTTAGACATACATTTTAAAGATGAAGATAATGATATTGCAATGATGTAAACATTGATCTTACTTAAAAAAATAAATATCTTTTTTTAGACGCAGAGTCCCTGAAGCCACAATTTAAGGGTTTACAAACTCTGCGTTTTGATATATAATACTACCAGAAAAACAAACAATCAGATATTGAGGTACGAACATGGCTACACCGAATGTAGACACGCGAGAGTTTTTATCGCAGACAAAATTTTATGATGGATATTCACGTTTCAAAGAATATGGAAACGGTGGCTATGAGTCTTGGAACGAAGCAGTTGACCGCGTAATGGAAATGCACTTAGATAATTATAAAGAGTCAAACGGCAAGTTACAAGATTTTATCGAAGAAGCTCGTACTGCATATAAAGAACAGCGCGTACTCGGTGCACAGCGCGCCCTACAGTTCGGTGGTGAACAACTTTTAAAACATCAGATGAGAATGTATAACTGTACATCTTCTTATGCTGATCGTCCAGATTTTTTTGGTGAATATTTTTATATCTTATTGTGTGGTGCTGGTGCAGGATTTTCTGTGCAAGAACATCACGTAGCGAAACTTCCTCAAATTAAAAACAGAACAAAGCAAGCAAAAGGTTATATTGTTGAAGACTCTATTGAAGGTTGGGCTTCAGCTTTGGACGTCCTTTTGTCGTCTTACTTCGTTGGCGGTGGTAAACATCCAGATTTTGAAGGACGTAGAGTTTTCTTTGATCTTACACAGATCAGGCCAAAGGGCGCAAAAATATCCGGTGGATTCAAAGCGCCAGGCCCAGAAGGTTTACGTCGTTCGCTAGATAAAATAGAACTTATCTTACAAAATATAGTTATTGATTCCAAAGGTCCTGTATCTCTTCGTCCCATTCAGGTGTACGATATTTGTATGCACGCTGCAGACGCTGTCTTGTCAGGTGGTGTTCGTAGGTCTGCTACTATTTGTCTTTTCTCACCGGAAGATGAAGAGATGATGACAGCAAAAACAGGTAACTGGTTCATAGATAATGCACAAAGAGGCAGATCAAATAACTCGGCAGTGATTGTACGCGATGAAGCAACCCCTGACACATTTGCTAAGATCATGGAGTCAGTTAAATCATTTGGAGAACCAGGATTCTATTTTACCACCTCAAAAGAACACACAACAAATCCTTGTGTAGAAATCGGTATGTATCCTCAGAAGGACGGCGTGTCCGGATGGCAGGGTTGTAACCTTACCGAGATCAACGGTGGTATGTGCCATACCGAGGAAGACTTTTATAAGGCATGCCGCGCAGCGTCTATCCTCGGTACATTACAAGCCGGCTACACCGACTTTAAATTTATATCACCAGTGTCGAAAGAAATTTTTGACAGGGAAGCGTTGCTCGGTGTTTCAGTCACAGGATGGATGAACAATCCTGATGTTCTATTCAATGAAAAGATTTTAGAGAAAGGTGCAAAAATTGTCAAAGATGTTAACAAAACTGTCGCAGATATTATTGGTATTAATGCTGCCGCTCGGACTACTTGCGTTAAGCCTAGCGGCAATGCTTCAGTCCTTCTCCAGACCGCGTCTGGTATCCATGCAGAACATTCGCCGAAGTATATTCGCAACATCCAAATGAACAAAGAGTCTGAAATTACTCAGGCAATTGTAAAGTCAAATCCCTACATGGTAGAAGAGTCAGTATGGTCGGCAAACGGAACGGACGTAGTCATATCATTTCCTATCGTACCACACAAGGGATCAATGTATAAGGAAGAACTGTATGGTGTCAAGCATTTGGAATTGGTTGCAAAAGCACAAAAGCACTGGGTCCTTGCTGGTACAAATGAGGAACTTTGCGCTGATGAAGGTGTTCGTCATAATGTCTCTAATACTATTATTGTTGATGATTGGGACGAAGTAGAGAAGTACGTGTTTGAAAATCGCTATTCTTTTTCTGGCATTTCTTTCTTAAGTATGTCGGGCGATAAAGATTTTAATCAAGCGCCAAACACTGCAGTAATTGATGATAAGCAGATGGTAAAGAAATACGGCCCAGCCGCAATCTTTGCATCGGGTCTTGTAGTCGATGCTATGAAAGTATATCCTAATCTGTGGGATGCATGTTCGACTGCACAAGGTATGGGATTAGACATATCTCTTGAATCTTCAGAAAATTCTGCAAGACAAGACTGGAATCGTAGATTTGAAAACTTTGCAAACAACTATCTTAAAGGTGATACGAAAGAGGCAGAACATTGTTTGAAAGATTCATACCTGTTTCACAAGTGGAATAAAATCCAACAGAATTTACAACCTGTCAACTGGAACATGGATCTCACAGAACAAGTATTTACTGATGTCGATACCATGGGTGCCGCGGCCTGCGCAGCCGGTGGTTGTGAAATTGACTTCTGATATCGAATCACCTTGCCAAAACATATGCGTATTACAAGATAATATATGCATAGGCTGTGGTCGAACTGATGATGAAATTGTAGAATGGTACACTGCATCAGACGATAGAAAACTAGAGATAAAGGAAGACTGTGGAAAACGTCTACTTAATTGAGTGCGAGGAATGTGATAATACTTGTAAAGTTTTTACATATGATTATCCAGAACATTGTCCAATATGTGGAGCACCTACTGAACCAGTGCTATATGAAGATGAATAAATAAATGTATGTGGTTATATAATGAACAACCTTACGATGAAACCCCAGATGACTACCAGGGATTTGTGTACCTTATCACAGAACTGGATACAAACAAAAAGTATATCGGTAAAAAGAACTTCTGGCGGCCTAAAGTATTACCAAAGAATAGCAAAAGAACTCGACGGCAAAGAACCAAAGTCGAGTCTGACTGGCGAGAATATTATGGATCTAATAAAGAACTTCAATTACTCGTTGAACAGCGAGGGCAAGATAGTTACAAAAGAGAGATCCTAATACTTTGTAGAACTAAAGGTGAGATGTCATACTATGAAGCCAAGCTTCAATTTAAGCATGATGTCTTACTTCGCGATGATTACTACAACGAGTTCATAGGTTGTAAAATACATTCAAGTCATTTACCTAGACAATGCGCAAAATAATAGTTTACTTTTCAAAAGAACTGTGGTATAATAATACTACAATTAAGAAGGAGCTATTATGATTCTCATGGATTTTAGTGGTATCGCTGTTGCCACGATTGCAGTAAACAAAGTTAACGATGAAAATATGCTACGGCATATGATGCTTAACTCTGTACGTATGTATAACAAAAAGTTCCGCGATCAATATGGTCAAATGATTATATGTTGTGATGGTGCTAACAACTGGCGCCGTGGATACTTTCCACAATACAAAGCTAATCGTCGTAAAAGTCGTGATGATTCTGGTTTTGACTGGGCCGAAGCTTTTCGTATCATGCATAAAGTCAAAGACGAAATCAAAGAAAACTTTCCGTATAAAGTGATACACCTCGAAGGTTGCGAAGCCGACGATATTATAGGTACTATGGTAGAACATACACAAGAGTTCGGCCAGTACGAAGAAGTAATGATTGTGTCCTCAGATAAAGACTTTTTACAGTTACAAAAGTATGACAATGTAAGACAGTGGTCACACATACTCAAGAAAGAAATCAAAGACCCGCACCCTAAATTAAACCTTATAGATAAAATATTATCAGGTGATACTGGTGATGGCGTACCAAATGTGTTATCAGGTGATGATACATTTGTAAACGGTGAAAGACAAACACCATTATCTAAAAAGAAGAAGCAAGCTATTATTGAAGATCTAAGTGATGGCGAACTATTGTATGCTGCTTCTTGGTATCGTAACTATCAACGTAATGAAACACTGATTGATCTTACCAAAACTCCAAATGATTTGAAAAATAAAATTGTAGATGAGTTTTGGATTACTGTATTTAATGAAGGTAAAGCATTACCATACCTTATAAATAACAATATGAAACAATTGATTGGATCCGTGGAGGAATTTTTATAAATGGCTAAAAGAGTATATGAAGTAATTGAAGAGGCACAGAAGAAAAGAACAAAGGCCGGCAAAATCGACGTCTTTCGAAATAATGATAGCTGGGCTCTTCGAGATATTTTAAGAGGTACGTTTGACACAAGTATCGAATGGAACCTACCACCGGGTGAACCGCCGTATCAGGCAGCTGAGGCTCACAATCACCCAACAGAGTTAACCCGCGAAAATACTAAGTTCAAGTACTTTATCAGAGGCTTTCGAGTTTCTGAAAGTATGAATACTATGAAGAGAGAAAGTTTGTACATCGGACTTCTCGAAGGTGTGCATCCTGAAGATGCCAAGTTAGTAATTGACATGACTAACAAGACGGCACCTAAGTATATTACTCGTCAAATAGTAGAGGAGGCTTTTCCAGACCTGCTCAAAGATTAACGTTAACGAATAGGAACTCAATGGCCCTAGAACTCAAACCGTTAAGGCAAAAGAAACTGTACCATCAAATGAAAAAACAACTAGTGAGGCATGATAAAAGAGTCATGTTATATTTGAGAAATCAAAACTGGTTAAAAATAAGAAAACAAAAGGACAGACGAAGACGAAGAGTGCTAATGAGATTATGGAGAATGAAACAATTGACATTACTGAAAACAGGAAGATTGCCTCTGCCTACACTGGCAGCATCCTAATTCAAATCAATTGAAAAAATATTGGTGTACATATTATGAAAGAAGGTGTATAATTATATTATGAATATTTTTATTTTACATAACGATCCTGTTGTCGCTGCACAAATGCAGTGTGACAAACACGTACCGAAGATGGTAGTAGAAAGTGCACAAATGCTTTCTACTGCTCATCGCATGCTAGACGGTACGGTGCAAATCGCACCATCAAAATCAGGCAAACGAATGGTTCGCCATTATCGTTTGTTTGAAGACCCAGAAATGGACCAAGTTCTATACAAAGCTGTACACTACAAACACCCTTGTACTGTGTGGACTATGGAATCTTCGGATAACTATCTATGGCATTGGAAACACTTCAGTGCTCTATGCGAAGAATTTACTTTTCGCTTTGGCAAAATTCATAAAACTAGTTTACTAAGAAGTCCACTATGGACATTGCCACACAATATCCCAA